GGAGCAGCAGCGTTAACTGCACCAATTGCTGGAAAAGTTTATAGAACAGCTAGAGGTGTTGGTGAAGCTGGACCATTACCAGAAGGAGTTGGTAGAACACGAGCAGCTTTAGGATTAAGTAAAGGTGTTCTTGGAAAAGGTTTATGGGCATTAGGTGCACCGATCGTAGCACTACCATCAACAGTTGGTTATATAGCACAAGATGTTAGAGCAGGCAAAGATGCAGAAGAAATTGCAACAAACCCATTAAATTATTTGGGTGCAGCATTTATGAACCCTGCAGTAAAAGCTTTAGGTAAAGCCGGAGCGTCAAGAGGACTATTAGGAATAGCATCATTAGGTTTAGCAGGAACAGCAGCAGGCGCTGTTGCACTACCTGCAATATCAATAGGTGCTGGATTAGCGACACTCGGAACATTAGGTTATCAAGGTTACAAATTATTTACTGGTAAAGATAGAGCAGATGAGGATTTTTTTAGGTAATGAAAAATAAAACACTTGTGATAAATATGCAACACGTCAAATGGAAGGAAATACCACCACTTAAAGGACCTGACTCACAAGGGTTGAATGTTCCTACAAAACAAGCTACAACAATCAAGAACTCGGAGAATATAAATGGCAGATATAGACAAAGCCCTACCAAACGTAGAGACTGAAATTAAAGTACCAGGTGATGACGAAGTTTTGGAGATGGAAAAAGAAACCATCGAAGAACAAGTTGGTCCCGATGATATACAAGTAACTCAAGAAGAAGATGGTGGAGCAACAATTAATTTTGATCCTGAAGCAGTTAATCAACCAGGAACTAATGGACACTTTGACAATTTAGCAGAATTATTACCAGAAGAAGTTTTGGGTAAATTAGGTTCTGAACTTGCAGCTAACTACATGCAATATAAATCTTCTAGAAAAGCATGGGAAGATAGTTATACAAAAGGTTTAGATCTTTTAGGATTTAAATACGAAAATCCAACACAACCGTTTCAAGGAGCAAGTGGTGCAACGCATCCAGTTCTTGCAGAAGCAGTTACACAATTTCAAGCACAAGCTTACAAAGAATTACTACCGGCTACAGGTCCTGTGCACACACAAATAATTGGACTTACAAATAGAGCTAAAGAAGAGCAATCAAACCGAGTTAAAGAATTCATGAACTATCAGCTCATGGATGTGATGAAAGAGTACGAACCCGAGTTCGACCAAATGCTTTTTTATCTCCCTCTTGCCGGCTCTGCGTTCAAGAAGGTTTATTATGATGAACTGCTTGGCAGAGCCGTCTCAAAATTTGTACCGGCTGATGATTTAGTTGTACCCTACACTGCAACATCTTTAGAAGATGCTGAAGCTGTAGTTCACATGATTAAAATGTCAGAAAACGAATTAAGAAAAAAACAAGTTTCAGGTTTTTATCAAGACATAGAATTAACACCTGGTTACAATGAAGAAACAGAAGTAGAAAAAAAAGAAAGAGAATTAGAAGGGATTAAAAAAACTAGAGACGAAGATATTTTTACACTTTTAGAAATTCATACCGACTTAGATTTAGAAGGTTTTGAAGATAAAGACTCAACAGGAGAACCAACAGGAATTAAACTTCCATATATTGTAACTCTTGAAATGGGTAGCAGACAAATATTATCAATTAGAAGAAACTATCAAGCTAACGATCCACAAAAACTTAAAATAGAATACTTTGTACATTTTAAATTTTTACCTGGATTAGGTTTTTATGGTTTTGGATTAATTCATATGATCGGTGGTTTGTCTAGAACGGCAACTACTGCGTTAAGACAACTACTAGATGCGGGTACATTAAGTAATTTACCTGCAGGATTTAAACAACGAGGAATACGAGTAAGAGACGAAGCACAGGCCATACAACCCGGCGAATTCAGAGATGTAGATGCACCTGGAGGAAGTATCAAAGATGCATTTATGCCTTTACCTTTTAAAGAACCCTCACCAACATTATTACAGTTGATGGGTATTGTGGTACAGGCAGGGCAACGATTTGCCGCCATAGCTGACATGCAGGTCGGTGACGGCAACCAACAAGCAGCTGTTGGTACGACCATAGCTCTCTTAGAACGTGGTTCCAGAGTCATGTCAGCCATACATAAAAGATTGTATGTGGCGATGAAGTGTGAATTTCAATTATTAGCAGGAGTTTTTAAAACTTACATGCCTGCAGAGTACCCTTATGATGTAGTAGGTGGTCAAAGAAATATAAAACAAACAGATTTTGATGATAAAATAGATATTATTCCTGTTGCAGACCCAAATATTTTTTCTCAATCACAAAGAATTAGTTTAGCACAAACAGAATTACAACTTGCGATGTCAAATCCGCAAATGCACAACTTATATGAAGCTTTTCATGCAATGTATTCGGCAATTGGAGTAAAAAATATTGATAAAATACTTCCGCCACCACAACAACCACAACCAATAGACCCTGCAGCAGAAAATATTCTTGCAATGAGCGGAAAACCGTTCCAAGCTTTTAAAGGACAAGACCATCAAGCGCATATTACAACCCATTTAAATTTTATGGCAACAAATATTGCTAGAAATAACCCGGTTGTAATGGCTGCATTAGAAAAAAACATTTTTGAACACATTTCTTTGATGGCACAAGAGCAATTAGAGGTAGAATTTAGAGAAGAAATTGCAAAATTAATGCAATTACAACAAGCAATGCAACAAAATCCAATGTTGCAACAAGATCCGCAAATTCAACAGCAAATAATGTCATTGTCAATGAGTTTAGAGTCTAGAAAAGCTAAATTAATTGCAGAAATGACTGAAGAATTTAAAAACGAAGAAAATAAAATTATGGGTGAGTACAATGGAGACCCAATTGCTAAATTAAAGGCAAGAGAACTTGATTTAAGAGCTATGGATGACTCTGCTAAACGTGATCAAGCTCAAGAAAAGATTAATTTAGACAGATCTAAGCAATTAATGGGTCAAAAACAGTTTGATGAAAAATTAGATCAAAATCAAGAATTAGCTGAATTAAGAGCTGATACGTCATTAACTAAACAAATGATGTCTCAAGAAGCTAAAATGATGAATGATATGATGAAACAAACAGATGTTAGGATCTTGAAAGGTCCTAAAAGATAGTGTAATAAACTAATAAGGAGAAAACTATGGGAAAAGGAAAAACATTCTTTACAAAAAACAATCCAAATTATGTTGGAGAAGTTGTATCTGATACGCCAAAAGCAGATGGTAAAAACACTCTTTCAGTTAATTCGGATGGTTATGCAAAAGAAGTTGAAGTTAAAATTCCTTTGGGTGAACCAACAGTTAACAAAGTTGGTGGTCAAAGAAGAATGTTAGCTTCTAAAAAATCTACTGTTAAGTGGTACTAGTATGTGGTTTAGTGCTATTAAATTAGCGATAAACGCTGGCAGTAAGATTTATGCTAATCGTCAAAAAACGAAGATGGCAATGTCTGATGCGCAGTTGATGCACGCAGAAAAGCAAGCCCGAGGTGAGGAAGCTTACCAAGGCAAACTTTTAGAAGCCCGTCAAAACGACTACAAGGATGAGGTCGTTTTAGCGATTCTTACGTTGCCCATATTGGTGCTCGCATGGGGAGTTTGGTCGGACGATCCGGCTGCTATGGAGAAGATAAAAACTTTCTTCGAGCATTTTCAGGCGCTGCCGACATGGTTTACAAATTTATGGATACTTGTATGTGCGAGTATTTTTGGTATAAAGGGAACACAAATTTTCCGAAATGGAAAAAAATAAGGAGATAAAAAATGGCAAATAGAAGATTTAACACACAAACAACTCAACCATTAAAATCTGGTGGAAGAGCAAAAGCTATGGGTGGTGGAGTAATGAGAAAAGATATGAGATCTGGTTACTATCCTTCAGACATGGGCATGGCAGGTGGTGCTATGTATAAAAAAGGTGGAAAAGTTAAAAAGAAAAAACAAGGTTACAAAGATAGAAAAGACGAGTCTATCGCAATGAGAATTCGTAAGAAAAGAACTAAGAAACAATTAAAAGCATCTAGAGATGATTCTTACGGAAGATTTGGAAGCAAAGCTAAAAAATCTGGAAAAATTAATAAATAATGATTAATAAATTTATTAATAAAATAAAAAAAATCTTTATTTCTTCTAGACAAGGAACAGAAGATTGTAATCACGAAAACAACGTGACAAGAAAAATAAAGTATTGTCTCGATTGCAACAAAGTAATACAGGAGTATTAAGATGACCAAACGATTTGGAATGGGAAATAAAAAAGTAATTAAGGCTAGAGATTTAAATAAAGATGGAAAAAAATCTAGTTATGAAATAGCGAGAGCTAAAGGAATGGCTAAAGGAATGGGAGCACGTTTTGAAGCTAAAAAAGGCGGTAGCGCTTACCATACAACTAAAGATGGTAGAAGAGTTAAGAAAGGACTTTACTACTACATGAACAAAAGAAAAAAAGCAGGCACAAGCAGACCCGGTAAAGGAACTGTAAGTTCTAAAGCATTAAAAAGATCAGCTAAAACTGCGAAGAAGGCATAATGCGTAAAGCTGACAATATGCCAGCTAGAAACAAGAAAAACTTTAGACCTACAAAGTCTGGAGCAGGCATGACACGAGCCGGTGTTGCTGCCTATAGAAGAAAAAATCCCGGTTCTAAATTAAAAACAGCGGTCACTGGCAAGGTCAAACCAGGATCAAAAGCTGCTAAACGACGTAAGTCGTATTGCGCTAGAAGCGCCGGCCAAATGAAACAATTTCCGAAAGCAGCAAAAGATCCTAATTCAAGACTAAGACAGGCGCGTAGAAGATGGAAATGTTAAATGAAAAATGCAATACTAGATGCTTTAGAAGATAGGTATACAGCACAAATTTCAGAAGCAGACGCTACCATTAAAATATATTTAGAAAATTCTGTAGGTATTGGAGAACACCCACAACATATAGATGAGATAGATAAATTGTTTCAAAAAATTGCAGATGCTCAAGAAAAGCTACAAGCAATTAAAGATTTTAGGGAGCCAGGACATGCCCTTTAAATCTGAAAAACAAAGACGTTATCTATACAAAAACGAACCTGCTATAGCTAAAAAATGGACTAAAAAATATGGCAGTAAAATAAGTAAACCAAAGAAAAGGAAAAAGAAATAATGGACGAAATGACATTTATAGAAAAAATAAAAAAAATAATTAAAATGAGACATGATGATGTAGTATCGGCAATGGCGTCTGGTGGTGTTGACAATATGGAAAAATACCAGTATATGTTGGGACAGATACGAACGTATCAATATTTAAATCAGGAAATATCCACCCTGCTAAATAAAAAGGAGCAAAATGAACAAGACGGAACCGTTATCAACATCAACTCAAAAACCAAAGATTGAGTTACCAAATAAAGAATTAGTAGGTGTAAAACCAACTAAGAAAAAAGAAATTAACGAATCATCAAAATTACCCAAGCCAACAGGTTGGCGTATTTTAGTTTTACCTTTTAAACAAAAAGAAAAAACTAAAGGTGGTATATTATTAGCAGA